GTGGCACATGCTGAAAATTGTTCAGGTGTTAATTTGTCTTTAATGATGTCGTACGTTTGCGTGGCGTCAACAATTTCTTTTTTGCCCGCCCGAGTTTTAAGTTCATAACCTGGGATGTCACCACCCGACATACGGAAGTCCATATTTGATTTCTTGACGCTGTCGCACCACCTTTCCATGACGCGACGGATGGATTCAGCTTGCGATCTCTGGTCAGGAGTCGCAAGAGTAAGCGGGTCTGCGAGTACCGGCAACTCTGCGTCTCGGAGCATGTCGTATCCTTTGCCGATAACGAGGGCTTTCGAATGTAGTGCTTTGCATGTACCTTTGTTTCCACAGTAGAGACATCCTTTCTCCGTCGGGTTCAGTTCCGGTTCTGGTTGTTGAGCCCGAGCGATGATTGTTTCTACGCGGAGTCTAAGCCGGTCATAATCTTTGTCACGACTAAAAGTATGTCTGCTAATCATGTTGATGCGTGGTTGTGCAAAGACCACTTCAACTTCGTCAACGTCTTTCCACTTTTCAAATACGCCCACTGCGTAAGCCCATCCTTGGATATTTTCTTCGGCGTCGTCCACGGCATGCCACCCGAATTTGGCGTCACCAATCTTGGCTTTGCCACGGCCTATTAAAACAATGTCGGCAGTCCCGAATGTTTTACCGTCGGCAATCTGCAATTGGATTTCAGGAAGCTCCGCAATAACGTGTTCTAGCTCATTCTTCATTCCTTGAAAAACATCAGCAACCATCAACACATTCTTTTTCTGCCATTCGTCCAAGCCTTCGTAGTTACCTGTTTCTAGGGCTTTGTGCATCATCGTCCCTTCGAGAGCGGCGATAGACCCACCTTCCGTTGGCTGTGGTTCGTTGTCCCAGCCCGGACAGATCTCGCGCCATTTGAGTGAACTTGGTCCGTATTTGTGGTGGCTCATAATATTGCTCCTAATGTGTCCCCGTCCGAAAGTGTTTCGATGTTGTGAAGTTTTCGGCGGAGGCTCCTAGCGATTTGTGTTTCGACGGTTCCGTTTGCAAAAAGTAAATATTGTCGACTGGCAGACAAAGCTCCTGCACGATGAATTCTTCCGAGAGCCTGCTTGGTTTCAATCGCCGAGTAGGTCGGCGCAATAAGACTGATTCTTGGTACTCCTTGCAGGTCATGGAGCGACAATCCAACACCACCTGCTTGAATCATGCAAGCACATATTTTTACTTTGTTTGTTTGGAAGTCCGCGATATTCCGTACACGGTCTTCATCTTTTTGGTCGCCGATGATTTCTGCTGATTCCGCAGAGACAAGCTTTTGATACGCTTCGAGCGATTGCCTGAAGTTAAAGAATGCAACAACTGCGTTGCCTTCCGCAATCGCTTGTTCAGTAAGTTCAACAAAAACTGGGACACGCATCAACTCCGCTTGTTGCCTCGCTCTGAGTTTGATCGTGAGCGGGTTTTCGCTTTTCTTTTTGCCCGCGAGCTCCGCGAGTTCTTCCCGCATCGTTTGATAAATTTCGTCGACATTTCCCATGTCGTAACATTCTGCAAACACGGAATTTGAGGGGAAAGCGTTTCCAAGGTCTGCAATTCTGATTCGGTGCCCCTTAGACGGAAAAATAGATTTATGAATTTCCTGTAGCATTTTCTTCCCGCCCATGAAAGCCAGACCACGACCCCATGGGGCAGGTCGACAACCCATTTTGTAATTCCACCGGTAGAAGTCGTGGTATTCATGGAGACCCAACATGAAGCCTGTCGCTCGCATGTCCAGCGGATTCTCCGCAGCGGTGGCTGACAACATCAATACTGGGTACTTCTTAGACCCAGTAAGTATCTTAGCGTTAACGCTTGTGGCCCCTTTACATCGGTGCACCTCGTCAAAAATTAAAAGTTTGGCTCCCCTGAAAGTCCACTCCCAACTCTTAGCACCGTTCCATTTACCGAGCTTTGTCTTACCCGTCTTTAGTTTTTCGTAATTGATGACCTCGTGTTTAACTTCGCCTCGATCCAGCCACTCACGCCAAGACGGGATAACGGCTTTGGGACAGACAACAATGACGTCTGCTTTTAATTGTTGGGCCAACCAGACCGCTTTAGCCGTCTTACCCGTACCAGTATCGCTGGCGTCGAGGGCTACGTTATTTGTCCGAAGACTTTGTAATAGCGCTTCCGCTCCCGGTTTCTGCCACTCGAACAATGTGATGTCTTCCATATTCGAGAATCAATAGTGCATCCGCCGTGGACAATGTCACGCTTAAAGTTGGAAATCTTCTTTGTGCCTCTGCTTTAAGTTTATTCTTCCATTCCGTCTTGCTGGCCATGCCCTTGCTATTTCCCAAGCTCAACGCCTTCTGCCACGCTTGCGGACGAACCATCTCAATTCTAAAACCGAGGGTCATAGCTACACCAAGTATAAATCCAAACCCACGCCCAAAGTTGAACATTGCCGAGCCAGGGCTTCCTGCTCCCCCTACGTAGCCACCAACTTGCTCAATGACAATAAGATCGTGGTAAGTCCTAAGATTTTTGAGTTTAGCCAGCACATCTCCTTCAGTTTCAGGCATCTTAATTGCGTCGACCAATCCGTTAATAGTTACCGAAGCGATACCCCCGCTAGCCCCAGGATCAATAGCTATCATCTAAACTATCTCTTACAAAAAGAGTGGATTGCCAAGGGGATTCTGTTACCATCAGGCGATGTCCCAAATCGAGCAGTATGGCCGAATGTGGCCCGAGGGGGCTACAGCACTTACGATTGAATTGTTGTCTTTCCGAGAAGGTTTGACTCCTGAGACAGGGGGTTTGGGTAAAGAGCAACACTTTTGGAATGTGGTAGAGATGTTGTGGCCCTATCACTCAAAGAAAAACCCGCAAGGCTTTCAACGCAATCCTTGGGCAGACGAGCAGATTGTGGAACTCTGTAAGTGGAATTATCTCGGCATCTCCGGGCCCAAGTCCTCGGCAAAGACTGAAGTAGTCGGATTGTGGGGGTTAGTCAACTGGTACTCTGCTCCATTTGATACCCTAGTTTTGGTCACTACTACGTCTGTCCGAGAAGCCCGTAAGCGTATGTGGGGTCGAGTCCGCGAGCGTCACATGCAGGCCAAGGTTATGCCTGGAAAGTTGGTCGACTCGATGGGTAAGCTTGTATTGGAGGAGGGCAGTAGCGACCGATCCAGTATCACGCTTGTCCCTTCTGCCAAAGACAAAGAAAAAGAAGCTTCCGAGAAGTTGCTAGGTCTTAAAAATAAACGTGTGTTTTTGTTGATCGATGAGGCTACGGACGTGTCGCCTGCGATCTTCGAGGCTACCGCGAATCTTTCGGCTAACCCGTTTTTTCAATGCGTTGCCTGCGGGAACTTTAATTCAGCTTACGACCCTTTTGGGCAGTTTGTTACCCCCAAGGAGGGGTGGCAGTCCATCACAGTTGACGAGGGCGGATGGGAAACTAAAGATGGATTTTGCCTGCATTTGGACGGAGAGAAAACTCCTAACCTGGACCACAACGACAAGTGGCCGTTCCTGCTTACCTCAAAGAAACTAGACGAGGACCGAAAACGACTTGGCGAGAACTCTCTTTCCTACTGGCGGTTCATTCGTTCCTTCCCGGCTCCCGCTGGTTCCGAGGAGAACATTTATAGCGAGGCCGACCTACGCAAGTTCGAAGCCCATAAGCCGGCTATGTGGGTTGGGGCTAAACAGCCGATCCCCGTAGCTGGATTTGATCCTGGGTTTACAAGTGGCGGGGATAGATCCGTTTTGTTCTTGGGCAAGTACGGAGAGACCGAGGCAGGGATGACAGTCCACTTTGACAAGTATGTGGAACTTCAAGAGAACTCCTCGTTAAAGGATAGCCCCAGAAATTATCAGATCGCCCAACTCCTTAAACAACAATGTGAGAAGTACGGAGTTCTCCCAAGGTATCTGGCTATTGACGCCACCGGAGCTGGAGACCCGCTATGCGACATCATAGCTACTGTTTGGAGCCCATCTATTCTTCGGGTCAAGTTCTCCGAAAGGCCCAGCGGTATGCCAGTTAGCCGAAGTTCCCGCATAAAAGCTGATGAGTCTTACGGGAATAGGGTATCTGAACTTTGGTATGTTGGCAGAGAGTTCTTACGGGC